AGGTGAACGTCGGCGCAGGGGTCGGCTCTACTATTACAGACGTAGTGGTAGGTGCAACCGTGGGGGGTAAAGTAAATGTTGGGGCCGCCGTTTGTCCGCCAAATATCTGACGCGGTTCGGCTTCATCCGCAACATACGCATCTTCCAGTTCTTGCTCGTTTTGAAGGCGTGGGATCATTGCGTCAAGTCGTAGAAGGTCAAAGATCCGATGGCCGCGCCGGATGAGCCCGTCAGCACACGGATGCCCAGCGTATAGATATCACTCGTGCCCGTCAAGGATGAACCCAACTGCAGATCCCAGTTGTACCCAGCAGGCTGGTTGATCGTCCCGCTGGACTGGTTTGTCGCCTTTACGTACTGGAGATCCACAATGGTGCCCAGCGTCATGGCGGTGGCCGAGGTGTCCATCTCCACGTTTGCATCACTTGCCACCGCAGCCCAAGAAGCCGAGGTCAGCCCGGTGCAATTCTTTGCCAGCACTACCTCAAAGTCATCCCCGGTCGAGGTCGGCATCACGTTAAATTTGGCAGGCAGCACTACCGCATTCAGTGCCGTAGAAGCAAGCCGGATGGAAACCAGCGGCACAAAGGTTGTGCTGATCGAAGTTCTGGTCGCGGTTCTACGGGCCACATGCTCAATGGATGTTTGCTCGTAGCCCCCCTCAGAAACCACGGAGGAGCAAATTTGCTTCATGGACGAAGCGCTTGCCGTTGCTGCAGTGTTGGTGATCTCGTAGCGAACCGGCAGAATTGCCGTGGTCATGTAAACAGAAGTGACGTCGTTTGCATTCTCAAACGTGTGGCAGACGATGTACTCACCGTTGATGATGAAGCCGCACCGCACCGACCCGACACCCAGCCATTCAAAGTCCATCCAGAGAATCTGCGCTTTGGTCAGGTCAAGGGTATACCCTGAGTCTCCAGTTCCGTCGAGCTTGTCACCGTTCCAGTCGGCTTGGTTGACCGTCCGCGCATCGCTGACGGAGCCTGAGATGTAAGACCTCAGAACGAACGAGACTGTGCTGTCGTTTTGTTGAAGGAACACCCCGTTCTGGGTGCCAAAGTACCCCACGCGTTGGCGGAGTCCTGTCTTGGGCGAGTTCATCACATACGTAGCCAAGCACAACAACCCCTTGCCGGGTTGGTAGGGCATGCACCTGTAAGTCTGCCTTACAACTTCAGAGCCACTTGAGGTGGTGACATCCATCCGCACCGAGGACTCATTGGGCAGATACGTGGTTGAACCGCCCGTGGCCGTGCTGGTATCAAACTGGTTGTCAATCGCGTAGCGGTTCTGAGAATCAAACAGCGTGTAAGGAGCGCTTGTGCGCAGTCGCCCAAAGGCGTCGGTATTGGTCCCACCAATACTTACAGGTACTGCGCCGCTTGTTGTTGCCACGATCTGCTCCAGCAGGTTGTCTAGCTGGTTGAAGTACAACCGCAGAATGTTGACGAGATTGTCAAAGTAGGTCCGGTCATATTGCGTGTCCGGCTTGGGGAGCGACGGCGCTTTGAAGCGCTTAATGATGGTGGACCAGATCGTAGCCATTAGCTCTTCCTGCCGTCAGGACGAACATCAATACGACAAGCGCCCAATTGCCACTGAACTCCGATCTGGTCAGAAGCCGCCTTGATGGACATCTGCCTTCCACGCACCCGAATGTTTACCTGCCCGGTGTAGCGTTCAACAGGAACCGTCGCACTGCGCACTACAGGGAAAGCGTTCTCCCCCGCCACTGACATATCGGACGTCACCGATGCAACAGGGTCCACGCCTCGGGTATACCCGGAGCCAGAATTCTGCAGCGGCAGCAGCGTCAGGTTCATCGTCGGGTTGGCCGCGTTTGAACCAGTGAAATTTACGTCTGGAAGAACACGCCAGACAAACCCGAAGTTGTGGCCGTCGTCAATGTCAAACTCAGCAGAGGTGATGTAGGACTCAATCGGAAGCGTGGTCGTCGTGGCGTTGTCGTCTACGCCCGTCTCATGGTTGATCAGTCGGCTGTTGTAGTCCGCAGCAATAGGCACATTGGAGGCTACGCTCGTATCCATCCAGGCGGTCCTGCCCAGGTTGCCGTAGTACCAAGCCTTCTCTACATAGTTGTAGATGGCGTAGCGATCAACCACCGTGCTGTTTGCAGAGCAGTAGAACCACCAGATCTCGTTAAATTGTTCGTTGGTCCCGGCAAAAACTTGCTGCGATTGGTTGAAGTTGAAGTCGCTGAAGATGAACTGGCGCAAGTCACAGACAAGATTTTGTACGCGACCGTCGTACATATAGAACTTCTCGTTACCCATCCAGTAGGTAACACCAGCAGCAGTTGCCCAGGCGCGGTCAGAGACGATGGAGATGTTGTCCGACAGAAGCTGCGAACCCCACACCACCGGAGGGCCAAGGTACTGCAGCGAGTACAGCGCTACGTCCGTCCACACCAAGATTTCTTGGCGAACCTGAGCCACAGCTTCAATCGCTGATCCGTGAGATACACGAAGACTGCCAGCTTGGTTGGTCGCGGCAGGTGTCCAGTTGACAGCAGTCTCTTGGTCCGACCACCGGATCAGCATGGGGTCTTGCGTGGACGAGCCGTAGTCGTTGCAGCCAAACGCAAGGACAAAACGAGAGGCGTCGGACACTATGAACAAGTGCTGCACCGTTGGCACATCAGACGCGCCGGATAGAGACGTAAGCGCGACACCTCTGTTTGCTGTATTGAGACCGGCAGAGGCGTCCCAGTAATACATCGGCCCGTCCTTGGGGCCGAAGATCAGGTCTTCACCGAAGTTGTAGTGGTTCCAAACACGAATGTTTGTCAGCGCCCCGCCAGATGTGCCAACACCCCATCCCCCACTGCCCCAAGGCCCAGCACCCCAGCCAGTCAAAGGTACTTGAATAGCGTCACCAACATTGATTTGGTATGTGGCTACTGCAGTTTCAGCGGTTTCCCAGATTTCGTAATCAGGCGTTACAAAGTCAAGATCAAGGTAGATGTCATCGTAGACATTTGCTACCACAGGCAGTACGACGGTGTATGTGTCCGCTGTTAAAACTGTGACTTGGTACTCTTGATCAATGACAGCCGCCGTTACGTTTCCTCCAAACCCAGTGGCTCCGCTAAAAGTTAAAAAATCGCCTGTAACGCAGCCGTGGTTTACATCTGTCACGGTCATTATGTTTGACCCAACAGTGACGGAGAAAGATACATCGCCGGGGGCAGTCACAGCCCTAATAGGCGTGACATCATAATACGTGCCACCACCAGCAAGGGCAATGTAGTATTTTAAGTTGGTGCCGATACCAACATATGTCTCGCCAATAAAAGAAGCCCAAGGCCAAAGAGACCGGCATATCCCAAGAAACTGAGCGTTTGTTATTTGCTGCCAGCCGCCAATCTTTTCAGGAGTTCCTTGACGAAAACGAATCTTGTCGCAGGAGTACCAGCCGCCCTCATTGAGGTATCTCGTGTTCTCACGATTCACCCCGGTTTTCATTACGAGTTTCTTCAGCGGCATGTTTAACCTAATAGTTTGGCTTCAGCCTGCCTACGGATGGTCAGGCCGCGCAACACACGCCCAGCAGCCTTGTTCCACTTCTGTATCTCTTCCTGTGCGCCAGCCCAATCTTTGGCATCTACGCGGCGCTTGAGCGTTGAAACGCGGTAGTTTCCGGTGCCGCAGTTGTAACAGAACGAGATGATGGCTGCGAATCGCCTTGGGTCCGTATTGGCTAAGCCCGGTGACAGTTTTAACGCAGCCACAGCAAAGTGGCGAACTTCTGCGCGGAGTCTATCTTGTGCCTGCTCCAGCGTCCAGCAGGTTCCAGGCGAGATGTCTTTGCCGGTGGAGCCCCATCCAATAGTCCAGGGTTCTGCGCCCGTGCCAGGGTCAGGATAGGCAACGCAGCTGCCATCGGGCATCTTCTTGTGATACCCCTCAAAGGGCTTGATCAGCCCTTCGGTAGCAAGCTGGATGGCTTCTTCCATATCACTTCTGGTACTTTTCGATGCTGCGACCGACGAACCAGAACGTCAAGCACATATTGAGCATGGCAAAGTCGTCAGGACTCCAACCCTTCAGGACAACATCCTGCCAGGGAGCACCAGAACTAAGCGCTATTGCCAGCCCTGCTGCCTTGACGGTGGCGTACATGAAGAACAAAGCCCAAGTGATGCCGGGTCGAACCAAAGCAGATACAGCAGCGACAAACCACCCAGCCTCTTTGGCGGTAGTAGCTTGCTCCTTGAACGCTTCCTGAATGGCTTTGAGTTGTTCGGTGGAGTAGTCCACGTACTTCTCTTCCATGCGGAAGTTGCCTTTGACCTTCTCCAGATCGGTCTGAAGCGTGAACATGGCAAGCTCATGCTTGCGCTCATTGCCTTTGTCAAGAAACTTCAGGACTTCTGGGGCCAGTCGGAACAAGCCACCAAACACTGAGCCAAGCAGGCCCCCGCCAATCATTTCGAGCATTTATTTCTCCAGCAGGAAGGTCAGGTTCTTGTGCTTAGGGTACGTCACAGTACGCTGGCCCTCGGGGCACTTGTAGGTAATCGTTGCAAGCAGCGTAGCCGCCCCAGGCGCGACCTTGTCCTTGGCTGACATTGTCAGTTGGTAGGTGAAGGTGTCCACCTCAGGGCTTGCAGGGCCAGTGAACTTCGACATGCTCGGCGTGGCCTCATGGATCATTCCCGACGCATCACGCACCGTAGGCACAAAACCCTCGACTGCACAGTCATCACGCCGCTTGATACGTGCCACTTGCACCGTTATGGGAGCGCCAACTTTGGCAGGTTGGATCTTGAAGTGTT